CTTTTTCCATCTTATAATATCTCTTCGTTTTTTCATATATTCACGCTGATATATTGCCTTGGGTGTATCTTTTAATTTCTTTTTATCGTTTTTATTCATTTTAATCTTTAATATTTTACGTTTTATTTTAATATTTTCTGGATTATTTTCTTCTTTGTTTTCCATATTTGTTATTTATTGTTTAAATTATATCTGATTTTTGTTTCAATATATGAATATGTAAAGGGTGGTTTAACAAAAGAACATATTATAGATTTTATAATCAATACATAAAAGATAAATATAAAAATCATTTGATTATTATGGATAATGCTCGTATACACAAAGCAAAAATAATTAGAGAAGTTATTGAAGAAAGTAAAAATGAATTATTATATTCTGTTCCATATCATCCAGAAACAAATGCGATAGAAGAGTTTTTTAGTCAGTTAAAACACTACATTAAAAAAGAAAGTCCTCAAACATATCAAGAAATTCATAAAACAATTAGTAATATAATTGATAGCAATATTAAAGCAAATCATTTATATAATTATTTAAAACATGCATTTAGAATTTATAAATAATTATTCGTTTTTGTCTCATTTTTCTTTTCAGTCGGTGTAATTTTATTCATAACAATATCTTGTTTTATATTCTGTTTTTGTAAAAAATAATTTGTATAGTGGTGTATATGTGCAATCATATTCATATATGTTAAATATGAAAATACATAAATACTGGTCATTGAAGATGTTTTAATTGAAAACCACCAATATGGAGGAATATATAACAACTCTCCCGGTTTTACAGAAACTTTTAATGATTTTACTTTATTCCATTGTGGATGGTCGTGTGATTGGTTCCAAGGATTATAATCACTCGTAAATGTAATTGTATCATAGTCTGTAATTGTATCAAGATACTTTGTATATTGAGGAGGTATAAGTGCAACTTCAATATCATTAAACGTCGGCATAATGTATGTTCTATGATAGAATACAAATTGTGATATAGAGAATGTATTATTTATAAACCATATATCATAGAGACACCGCGAACACATTGATGGTCTTAAAATCATATCTTGTGATTTTATATGTTTAATAATACCTGTCTCATTTAAGAAATCTTCATTATTGTTTGATATATATGTTGAATCATTTTTTAATAACTCAATTCCTTCATTAAGCGTAATAGGTAAATATTTTTGTGAATGTTGCTTAATATTTATATCAAACATAGGATATTCATCTTCTAATTTAGGTAAAGACCCTTGAGAGATAAATGTATCTGGAAATGATTTAAGTAATATAGGTTGTTTTAAATCACATAATTCCTCCCATTTATTTTTATGAGGCATATCTTCAATTACATATACTTCTAAATCATCACACTTTTTATGATGAAACACAATATGAATATACAAAAATAATACAATAAGAAATATACTAATTGATATAATTGTATTTAACATTTTATAACTAATTGATATAATAAACTTGGTATAAAGAACGATATTTTTATATCTTATTGTATTATAAATAAATGGAAGATTTAGAAGATTTACACGTCGATATTACAAACAAAGTGTCATCATCATCTTCTGAAGGAGGATTTATTCAACATCTTACACAATTTAATGAACAAACTAAAGGTGAAGTTCTAAATTTATTACAATATACATTACTTTCTATTGTTCCTGTCGTATTCTTGAATAAATCAATGAATTCTTTATTTCCTGAAACCGATGAACAAAAAGGAAGTTTAGAAATTTTAGTTGAATTAGTCGGTCAATTATTGTATATCATATTTGGAATATTTTTAATCGATAGGGTCATTACATACGTCCCCACATATAGTAAAGTATGCTACCCTGAACTCCATCTTCATCATATTGTTCTTATCTTTTTAGTTATTGTATTAAGTCTCCAAACAAAAGTAGGACAAAAAGCAACTATATTATATGAACGACTTATGAAACTATGGAATGGTGAAGAAGAACAAGTATACACACAACCACAACAACAGATACAAGTCATACAACCCATACAACAACCAGTTGTAAAACAAACAGATAATGAAGAATATCGTAAACTATTTGAAGGTAAAAATGTTGACCAGATGTATTACAAACAAGAACCTATGGAGCAAAAACAACCTCCAGAACAACAAGAACCTATGGCCGCAAACGACGCGTTAGGAGGTTCATTTGGAACAGCATTTTAATGTTGTGTAATTTCATTAATTTCTAAAATAAGACGTTCTTGTGGTGTTAGTTTTTGAAATATAATATGGTCGTTAAAATTGATGTAAAAGTATTGATACCTGCCACGAATTTTAAATACAGTTCTACAATAAATTTGTTTCGTATCTTCATTAATATTTATTACAACGGCACCTTTTGTAATGAACCATTCAGGTTTATCAATATGTATTTCTTTTTTTAGAAATTCAATAAATTCTTTGTTCTCTCTTTTAGATAATTGATTTTCTTTTATGAAATTATCTAATATATTTTTTAGTTGTTTATTACGTTTATGTTCAACGTGTATATCTATTTTTTTATCATCTAAAACAACCCACCGAATATACTTACCAGGAAATATCTGGTCATAATCTTGTACCCAATAATAATATTTTAAATCAATGTTTTTTGTATTTCCTAATTTATTTAAGATTTCTTCTGTTTCTTTATTTATTTCTGTTAATGTTGTATTTAATAACCACTGATGTTCAGGTTTAGTAAACAAGTTTTTTATATAATCTTCAATATGTTCTTCATTTAGAACTTCTTGTTCTAATTCTTTATATTCTTCTTTTGAAAGAATTGTTTTAAACATATACTTGTATTTTAAAAATAAAATATATTATCAATTTTTATGTTTTAATTTTTTAAAATAATCTCTCAATTGATTTTTAAATTCGTTATAATCTTCTTGGTGATTACTCTTATTTTGATATATTGTTTCATACATTTTTTTATAATCTTTTTGTGGTTGATAAACTAAATCATTCACTTTTTGAACACTATATAAATCTTTTATATAATTATAAATATAATGTCCAACAAAAATAACTATAGACCATATAACAACTTGTTGTAATATAAACAAAAACATTTATTTATTTAGTATATATACTTTTTTTTATTCATTTTTACAATATATCTATTCTTTCTAAAAATGGTCTAATAATTTGTTCGATAAATTGTAATATATTTTTTGTTTTTGGAATATATTCTATAACAATATACCATTGTATATCATCCGCAGTTATTTCTTTTTTTAAAAATGTATAAGGACCAATCTCATAGTATTCATAATGTATAGTTTGTTCTTGATGTTCGAAAGGTATGTTTGTATCATAACGTATAATCATATATTTCATTAAATTTACGTATAGTTTATTAGACATATGAAGACTATTTAAACATTTTGGTTTAATTAATCCATAATCATAATTCTTTGATGTAGAATAAGGTATAGAAAATACGATAGAACGATTTGGATGTTTATGTGGAAATTGATAAAAACCATCACGTGTTAAAATAAGTGTGCATTGTATTCTATCTTTTAAATATGGTTTAAGTTTATCTTCATTTTTTATGTGCTTGTTTAATAATATCTCCCAAAATAGTTTTGACATTTATGATATAACTAATAAAGTTTATCACAATCTTAAATCAATTTTTATATCATATGTATACAATTATTAAATTAAAATTGAATTCATTTTATATTGTATATTATAACAAATAAAAAATGACTTCTGTAAAGATTATTCTTGTTAAAAAAAATGGTGATATTATTTTGAAAAATATTAAATCAACAAAAGAACTTTACAAAAAGGCAGGGTTTCGTTCAGACAATAATTTTGATTTAAGACATACATATCAAGTAGAGAATTCTTATTATCAAATCTATTCAAAAAATAAAGGACGAGCAAATACAGAAAATAAATATGAATTACCACCACCACTGGATAATGATTTGTATTTTGGTTCAATTCTCATTATTAAGTTAAATAATGATAAAGAATGTGTAGATATTACTGAAGAAGAATGGAACAAAGTTTATGAAAAATTATTTGGAGGTTTTGAAGACTTGAATACAGAAAATGAACAATCTGAAAATGATGAAGAAGATGACATATATAATGATTTGGAGAGAACAGCACAAGGTTACGCAAAAGATGGTTTTGTAATTTCAGATAATGATGAATTAGATGAAGAAGAGTATGTTGATGAATAAAAAAAAAATTAAAAATTGATTTATATATATTTTTTTTTAAATATATATAAAAAATTGTATATGATTATTAAAGACGCAAATAAATTTCGTAAACATATTATTAAAAAATTATTCATATTATTTGAAGAAGATGAAAAGTATAAACCAACTTGTATAAATATTGAAAAAAGTATTTATAACTGGTGTATTCAAGAAGCAAAAAGAAAATTAATTGTTCGTAAATGGGATAATCCATTATTCGTTCAATTATATACAGACCGATTACGGTCAATATGGTTCAATCTTAATGACTTATCTTATATTAATAACAAAAGACTAATAAAATGGATTAAACAAAAAGAAATAAAAGGTAAAGATATTGGTCGTTTAACTCATCAAGAATTAATGCCGGAACGTTGGAACGAACTTATACAAATGAAAATGGAAAAAGAAAAGAATGATATTGAAATGTTAATGTCAGCTGCAACAAATGAATTTAAATGTGGTCGTTGTAAACAACGTAAGTGTACGTATTATCAAGCACAAATTCGTAGTGCTGATGAACCTATTACTACATTTGTTACGTGCTTAAATTGTGGAAAAAATTGGAGATTTAATTAGTAGTAAATCTTTCATTAATTCTAATATTAGATATATTATTATATACCGCCTTTTCTATATTTAAAAACCATATTTTATCATTTTTATTAATATATTGAAAATATCTTAATATCATTTCTAATTCGTAACAATATTGTGGTTTTACTATTTCTTCTTTTATTGGATAATTGTTATTTATAATAGAATCTATAATTTGTTTAATATCATTCATATGCTTATGACTACAATTCGCACCATCATTTCTTCTTTTCATTGTGAAATCTTTTATTTTAAATACAAGCTCATTTTTAGTCTTTAAATAATATATAATACCAATATATCTATTATATTTTGTATCATCTATTTTATAAACTTCTTTTAATTTCTCGTTTAATAATAATCTTTCACTCTCTTCAATATCTCGTAAGTTATTATCGTTTGTTATAACTTTAAATACAAGTTTTAACTTTGAACTTTCATATTTTACAAATGGAATACACCTTTTACCATCTTCTATATTTATTATAATATCATTTCTAATATATGATGTTAAATATTTTATCATTTTTCTTCCGAACATGTTCTTTTCACTAATATTTGTTTCTTTACCTTCTTCAAATAAATCCTTTTTTAACAAAAAGGTAATTAACTCCATTTTATGGTGTGGTTCTGTCGCGTCATATAATCTATGAATATATAATCTATTTAAAATCTCATCTGTAATATCATCACCGAAATAATTTTTAATATTACTCATAGACATTAATTCATAATTTATAGTATCACTATTCGTTATTTCTATCTTTCTATCAAATATTTTTTTAAATTGTGCAGCATATGTCTTGAATATAGACGCACCATCCAGTTTTTGCATAACAACCTTTTTAGTTGTTTTAATGGGAATATCTTTTTGTTGATATTTAAACTGTGTATCTGACGTATTAAGATGAATATTATTAAGTTTATAAAGTATTGGTTGTTTTCTTTCAATCATAGGAATTGTATGTGTATGTAATTCTATCGGTTGGAATATATAATAATGTTTCGTTTCAATTAAATATCCAGTTCTATTATATTGGTCAATCAATAATTCTTGTTTATTTAAGAATTTATTTATAGCATATATAATTTTAATTCTTGGATATTGATATTTAGACATAATCAAACCAATCAATTTATCTTTATCATAAACATAATTATTTATAAAAAGACGTTTTATTCTCATTATAAGTTTATCAATATTCATACTCATATGTTGATTTTGATATGTGTCTTTACGAGGTTCAATTCTATCTATTTCATTTATAGGCAATTCAGGAACACATTGATAAGAACATGAATCCATATAATCACATAAAGATGAAAATGGTTTATTACCAACACGATAATCAATCGGTTCTAATCTTGAAGAAATATTAATTTTAACTGTCTCTCCAAGTTCAAATTGATTTGCTGAACGATTTAATAAACAATCTACAGCATTTTCTTTTAACACACGTGATACCTCGCCTATTTTTATAGATTTACGTTCTGATATACGATATAAATATAAATCAACTGGTTCTTTATCACCTTCAGGTTTAGTTCCATATAAATAAATTTCACAATTACGTTTTTCAAAAGGTAGATTTTTATGACTACAAAAACGTATAGCACGTCCAATAACTTGTTCAATACGGTTCATGTTATACCACGGTTCCATAATATGTGCTTGACGAATATTTTTCAAGTCAATACCTTCTGAACCAGACCTTGAAATGATTATAACTTTTACATTCTCACCATTTATATTATTTTCTGAAGTTGCTAAATTTATTTCTCTCGAGTTATTTGGAGACAACCCTTGATTACCTGTAATCATAATATACTTTGGTTGATAAGACTTACCATTTTTAGAACTTAAAGTAATAGGTTTATACTTTTCTTTAAATAATGACTTACCACCACCGTTTGGGTGACGAATAAATCCTTGCTGTTCTAACGCAAGAGCAAGAGGAACACAACCACTATAAATATATTGTGAATATACTAAACAAATACCTTCACTATTTTTAATCTTATTAATTATAGTTGTTAACTTACCACTATAATTTAGTAACTCATCTTCAGAAAATATATGNGGACACGCCTTCTTTATATTCAAAATTCTTACCATTAGAAAAATTCATAATATTTTTTAATCCATCTAATCCAACCTGTTCTTCAATACCACCACCTACTTGTTTTTTAGAAGAAATATTTAACACATCCTCAAGCGTGTATGCTGGTTTTAATTCTTGAACACCACCAACCTGTTCTTTATGTGCTGGATAAACAATATTTAACGCTTGTAATGGTTTTTCTAAATCTTGATACCCCATACCTTTTGTATTTTCTTCCATAGTTTTATAAATTTTACTCTGTATACTACCCATCGTTGTAAGATATACATCAATATACTTTATAGGTTCAAGGATTGTATCATCATTCAATTGTGTTTTCGGATAATCTATTGAAGATATTGTATTCTCTTTTTCAAATAATGATGGAAATATACGATATGGAAATGAATACGGGTTCTCTCCCTGAATAAATGATATATAACCTCTGGAGTATTCAATCAATCTATCGCGACCTATCTGCGTTCCATCATCATCTATAAGTAATCCACCTTGTTTATCAAATATTTCGTTGTATTTTATATTAGTATATCCATCATTCATACGTAATAAATTTAAAATCCATAATATTTCAGACGATGTATTAAACATCGGTGTAGCAGATAATAATAATAATTTCAAATTTCTTGTATATCTTGAAACATCAGTTAAATTTTCTAATACACGTTTTATTTTGTCATTATCATCTAATTCGTCACGTATATTATGAACTTCATCTATAATAATTAACCTATCAGAAAAATATTCACGTATAATATTCTCTCTCTTCATATTTTTATTTTTTTCTACAAGTTCATCTACAAGGTTCGCAAATTGTGTATAACCCATGAATGTATAATATTGCTTTATTAATTTATTGATGTGCTTACTTAAGTCTTCCTTGTTTAAATTACGTATATTTGTTGGATTAATTTCTTGAATTAAACTATTACCTGTACACGCGTTCAAATTATAGTAACCATTATTATATACTAATTTATCTTTGTTAAATAACTGTAATTTAAAGTTATCTTGAATATTCGGTGACGCAATAACAATAATTTTTTTATTATTACCTAATTGTTGTATATATTTACGATATTCCTCACTTACACCAATTGCAGAACACGTTTTTCCACTTCCCAAACCGTGATATAATAATAAACCATTATAAGGAGTAAAATTAGACAAAAAATTACGAACAAAAATTTGGTGAGGTGCTAATTCAAAGTCTTGTGAATCGCACATAGTTGTTGATAATTCTTTAGATGATTTATCAGGTAGTTTTGGATATTTTGTATCACGAAATTCTTTTTTTAAATATAATTTCAAATTAAATAATGGGTCTTGCACGTTAGGATATAATTCAGGTCGTGTAGTCATTTTGTAATCATTACTTTCAAATTTACTCAATTCCTCTAATAATTTTGGTGTCATTGTTAAACCTTGTTTTTTCAATGTTTCACGAATTACATCATTATTATTCTTGTATTCTTGAATATTTTTTTCTAATTCTTCCATTTTAAACTATATATATATAAAAATTATTATATAAAATCACATTTATTTAACATTGTATCAACTTGATTTAAAATATTAAGACGTTCAATATTATATGGACGTATATGCTTTACACATTCTTCATATGTAAACCATTGAATATCACCTACTTCACAACGCTGATAATTTTGTAACTGATAAGTATGATTAATGACCTCACCAATATAATATGTGTGCTTATATGATTTAAAGTTAGACCCCGTAAAAATTTCATTAAATGGTATAACATTTTCAATAATATTTAAATCTTCAGGTTTATATCCTGTTTCTTCACAGAATTCACGAATTCCAGTTTGGTAATCACTTTCTTTATTTGCACGACGACCTTTTGGAAATCCATATTCTGGTTCTTCCCATTGTGTATCACTTTCTTCAATTAGACGTTGTAATGTATATAATTCATTGTCAATAATTACTCCATTTTTTAATTGATGAAATTTATTACGTGATATATATTTTTCATTTTGATATTTTGTATGATATTTTCCCCATAATTTCTTCCAACATTCCTCAAATGTTAAAGATAATAATTTATTTTTTTCTTTAATTGTCATTTCATTTATGATATTCATTAAATAATCTTTATTATAAATTTGATATTTACCTCTCATAAAATCTACATACCCTAATGTATCACGACGTTGTATCATTAAATATTCACGCTTTTTTTTATTATAACGAAACGCGATGATACCAATACTTGTAATTGGAAGTTTACAAGATGAAAACATATGATTATATTTACCACAATTTAAACAAGATTTTTTACTATTCATATGGTTATAATTCCAATGTTTCCAATATGTATATACCATTATTTATTTTTTATATAAATAAAAAAAAGAAGTTCAATTTTATTAATGGAATGGTGGTATTCTTATGAAAAATGTATAAGATTAATGATTGAAAGTATTCCTGAAACCCCATCTAAACAAGGACAAAAAAAAATATATGATTGGTTCACAAATATATTTATTTTTATTCCAGATAAAGAATGGAGTTCATATTTAACGAAGACTAGTTTATAAATACCCTTTACAACAGTATATAATATCTAAAACGAAAATGTTTGAATGGTCGTTTTTACTGGTGAATGAAGTCAGGAAAGCAATGACTTTAAAAGAGTATTCTTGGAATACGTGGAGAGACCTTACAATATATAAAAAAGATAGAGTGAATTTAAAACAATATAGTTTAGGATTTTTGTTTGGATTTTTAATTAGTTATTTAGTTATAAATAAAATTAAATATTAATACATATATTTAAATCATATGAAGTTACAAATAAAGACATCACAGATAACACCATTTAAGACATTAATGACTGCANTAAAAGATATATTACTTGAAACTAATATCAAATTTACAAAAAACGGAATGACTATTGTTAATATGGATAAAAGTCACAATATTTTAGTTCATTTATTTTTAGAGTCAGAAGGGTTTGAAGAATATTTTTGTTCAGAAAGTAAGATTATTTTAGGTGTTAATATATTCCATTTATTCAAGATTATAAATACTGTTGATAATCATGATATATTATCAATCTANATAGAAGATGATGATTACGAGGAAGGTGTTGTNAAATATCTTACAATATGTTTTGAAAATGATACAATAAGACAACAAAGAATTTATAAATTAAGATTGATTGAACCAACAGTTGAATATAGTGATATACCAACAAACGTAAAATATTCTTCTATTATTAATTTACCTTCGAACGATTTTCAAAAGATTGTTCGTGATTTATCACATTTCTCTAATCGTTTAGAAATTAAGAGTGTAGGTGATGAATTATGGTTTAATTTAAAAGGTCCATACGCAAACGTTCAAATTAAACGGTCTGAATGTGATGAGAATATGCAATATATACAAAAACAAGATGAAACAAAAATAGTTCAAGGAGAATTTTCATTGAAATATTTAAACTATTTCATTAAATGTACGAACTTATGTAATTCAATTGAACTACTTCTTGGAAACAATCTTCCATTAATTGTAAAATATGATGTTCCATCATTAGGAGAAATAAAACTATGTCTCGCACCACTTGAAAGTGATAATGAAGAACACAATAAANCNTCTTATAATACGTATTAAAATGATTTTACATTTGGTTTAAAAAGTCCATTGTTATCATTAGAATTTATAAATAATGAATTAAAAATATCGGCATTTTTATATTCTTTTGTATTCATCCATACTTTTATAATACAATTTTTTCTTTTGGGAGAAACGGATATACCATTAATGTGTTTATATATGGTTTCATCAATATCACAACCTATAATTTTATATACAAACATTTTCCATACAAGTTCAATATCATTTTCTGGAATTTTAAAACAAAAACAACCACCATTACTATTTGATTTATCCTCCCATACTGGATTAATATCATTCTTCATTATAAATAACATACATCTTTTTACTAAATTCTTATGTATATTTTCAATCAATACTATCATATCTTTTAAATTTCTAAATGTATATATTCGTTTATATGATTCTAATGACCAATCCGTGTCGTGAGGTAAATGTGAATAAAAAACCCACGTATCTTCAAGTAATAACTCTTTATTCATAATAATATATTAAATAAAGAGTTATATTTAGATTTATTTTTCATTTATATCATATTCTTGAATAGTGTACCTACCATCATTTTGTATTTTACACCATTGTTTTTGTGACCAATATCCTTCTTTACAATGATTATTTACAAAATGTATCTCATAAATACTATGACTTTGATTATAATGATGTTTCATAAAGTATTCAAACCATCGTGGAGTTAAACAATTTCCACTTATAAAATACTTACGTATTTCTTTATAAATATCTTGATGTTTATTTAATTCTACAAACATAAATGGCGTTTGTATAGAATTACGCATTTTCGTAATATTTGGTTTTGAATATACACGACCATTATATACAACATCTTCAAAATATTCAAATAATGTTGTCTGATTTAAAATAACATAACGACGTTTTTCTTTATTATCATATTCAATATCATCGTTTAACAAAAATGAAAATATAACCACATTATTATTTAAAAGTTTTAATAACTCTTGTTTCGTACAATTATATAATGAATAAGTATAAATTGAATCACCATCATAAATTAGGTAACACTTATCTACTAAATCCTCATTTAATAATATTGTAGTATGGTCAACTAAAACAGGCATAATTTGATTTTTATAAAAAGGTTTTAAATAGTTATGATATACATCTTGAATAATATGAACGGTATCTACAAAGATAAGTAGTGTCTTTACACATATATCACTTAAATATTTTCCAAATATCATTTTTAAATATATTATTATGTAAATTTTTCTTTATTTTTGTTTATTATCAATATGTATTTTACCTGTTGATGGGTCTAAACCAAAGGTGTATAATAATATCGCTACAATTGTCGTCATTAAAATAAAAGGTAATAATACAATAATCCAAGAAATAATTGTTAAATCTATACTACAAAGGTATTGAAGCAACATTGTTATAACAATAGTGACAAACGTCTTCATAAAAGCGGTGTTATACATTCCTTGAAATACATCAATTACAATCTGTATTGAAGAAAATATTAAATATATAATCGCGGGAGGACATAAATTTATATTTATCATTATATATTTAACCAATATTTTATAACTATTTAACCACGACGACGTGTAGAACGTTTAGATTTTTTTGTTTTTACTTTAACAGCTCCGAATTTACCTTTTTCTGTTTTATAACCTGCTTTTTCTAAACGTTTTTCTTTTTTCGCTGTCTTGTGTTTTGTTTTACTAACAATACGCCCATGTTTATTCATCATTAAATCAGATTTTGTTAAACCACCTGTTGTTCTGTAAGCGGTTCCATGCCATACTTGTGCACGACTGCCTTCTAATAATTCATATACCTTTCCTTTAATGTGGTATTTACCATCATCTTTTCTCATAATACGTTTCATAATTTATATATTACATTAAGAAAAAAAATTGAATTTTAAAATAATAGTTTAAGATAATTTAACCTTGTTTGTTCATAATGACGACACAACTTTCTAAAAAATATCAGAAGAAAACAGATAAACAACATATTCTTGACGCACCTGATACATATATCGGTTCTGTTGAAGAAGATACTATTCATGATTGGATGTATAATGAAGATAAAATGAGTTATGAAGATTATACATGGATACCTGGATTGTATAAATGTTTTGATGAAGGAATTGTAAACGCGAGAGATCATTATGTTAGAATGTTATCATCCTCAACACCCGTAAAATATATTAAAGTATCTATTGATGATGAAACCATACATATTGAGAATGACGGTCAAGGTATTGATGTTGAAAAACATCCTGAATATAATTTATGGATACCTGAAATGATTTTTGGACATTTACGGACATCTACAAATTATGATAAAAAAGAAAAGAAAATTGTTGGTGGTAAGAATGGATTTGGTTTTAAACTTGTATTAATTTATTCTAAATGGGGTAAAATAGAAACAGTTGATTCAACACGTAAACTAAAATATACTCAAGTATTTCGTAATAATCTTGATATTATTGAACCACCTAAAATCACAAAATGTAGTAAAAAACCATATACAAAAGTATCATTTCAACCCGATTTTAAAAGATTTGGTATCAATACAAACAAGTTTCCTGAAGATATGAAGAAACTTATTCGTAAAAGAACAATTGATATCGGCGCGATTACAACAAAAGATGTAAAAGTATATTTTAATGGTATTCAAACACCATTTAAAACATTTGAACAATATATCAAACATTATGTTCCAAAATATGTATATGAACGAGGAAATCAACGGTGGGAATACGCTGTTGCTTTAACACCATTAGATGAATTTACACAAGTTTCATTTGTAAATGGAATTTATACATCAAAAGGTGGCAAACATGTTGATTACATTCTAAATCAAATCATCAAAAAACTTGTTTCATATATCGAAACAAAGAAGAAAGTTAAAGTTAAACCAACCACACTTAAAGAACAACTTATGATTTTCGTAAATTGTGTTATTGAAAATCCTTCATTCGATAGTCAAACAAAAGAAACAATGAATACAAAAATCACGAATTTTGGTTCATCTGTAAATGTAAGTGACAAATTTATACAAAAAATTATACGTTTAGGTGTTGTAGATACAGCACTATCTCTTACAGATATTAAAACACATAAAAGTATGCAAAAAACTGATGGAAAGAAAACAAAGACAATCAAAGGTATACCTAAATTAGTTGACGCAAATTATGCTGGAACATCAAAATCAAACCAGTGTACACTCATCCTTTGTGAGGGTGATTCAGCAAAATCAGGTGTAATGTCTGGATTATCTAAAGAAGACCGTAATTATATGGGTGTATACCCTTTGAAAGGTAAATTTATTAATGTTAAAGATTGTTCTTTATCCAGATTACAACAAAACCAAGAGTTGAATGACCTTAAGAAGATTATTGGTCTTCAAATTAATAAAACATATGAAGATGATATCTCGTCATTAAGATATGGTTCTATATTATGTCTTACAGATTTTGATAAAGACGGTCACCATATTAAGGGTCTTATTATTAATCTATTTCAAACATTATGGCCGTCGCTCTTTAAACGCAAAAACTTTATTCGTTTTATGAATACACCTATATTGAAAGTATTCAAGGGTCAACAAGTTATTAGTTTCTATCACGAAGATAATTATCATCAATGGAAAGAAACAACACCTCAATCAGATAAATGGAAAGTAAAATATTATAAGGGTCTTGGTACAAGTACAAGTAAAGAGTTTAAAGAATATTTTAAAGAAAAGAAATTTATGACTTGTGTTTATGATACACCCGAAGATGAGAGTTGTATTGATATGGTATTTAATAAAAAAAGAGCGGATGATCGTAAACAATGGTTATCACAATATGATAAATCTGTAACACTTAATTATGATAATACTGAACTATATTATCGTGACTTTATTAATAAAGAACTAATCCATTTCTCAAAATATGATAATGAACGCTCAATCCCTAATCTAATGGACGGATTGAAAACATCTTTACGTAAGATTTTATATTGTGCGTTTAAGAGAAATCTTAAACAGGAAGTTAAAGTAGCACAATTTTCAGGATATGTATCTGAACATTCAGGTTATCATCACGGAGAGATGAGTTTAAATACCGCTATTATTGGAATGGCACAAAACTTTGTTGGTTCAAATAATATTAATCTTCTTCAACCACTTGGTCAGTTTGGTACGCGTCTTAAAGGAGGGACAGATAGTGCCGCCGAGAGATATATATTTACGAAACTAAATCCTATTGTATCTTATATTTATCGTAAAGAAGATAGTCCAATCTTAAACTATCTAAATGATGATGGAGATTTAGTTGAACCAGAATTTTATGTTCCAATTATACCTATGATATTAGTAAATGGGTCAATTGGTATTGGAACAGGATATAGCACCAACGTGCTTCCATATAATCCAAAAGTTATTATTGAATATATTTCTTGTAAATTAAAAGATAAACTACCATTTCATATTGAATTTAAACCATATTATAAAGGATTTAAAGGAGATACTGTAAAAATTAATGACCATACCTGGATGTTTAAAGGAAAATGGGAAAAACTTAAATCAAATGTAATTCGTATTACTGAACTACCTATTAAGGTATGGACTGAAAAGTATAAAGAATTTCTTGAAATATTACGCGATGGAACAGAAAAGAAAAAGAGTATAATTAAAGATTATAAAGATGAATGTACGGATACACAAATCCAATTTACAATTACATTTTACAATCCAGAACAATTACAAGAATTAATTGATACAATGATATCAGTAAAATTTGATACAAAAATAACAAAACTTGAATATGTCCTCAATTTATATTCAATACAAACAACAAATAATATGACATTATTTAACTCTAAACAACAACTTAAAAAATATAAAGACGTTCAAGAAATTATTGATGAATATATACCAATACGTCTTGAATATTATGAAAAACGTAAGCAATATTTATTGGATATTTATAAGAAAGAATTAAAAATACTTAAAAATCGTAAACGTTTTATTGAAGAACAACTACTCGATGATAATGATAAACATCATTTATCTCTTAAGAGAAAGACAAAAGATAATGTATATACAGAATTAGAACAACGTGGTTATGATAAGATTGAAAATACATATTCATATCTAACATCTATGAAAATGGAATTGTTTATGGAAGAATATATCCAAGAATTAATTATGAAAACAGAAGAAAAAGAACATCAACTTAATGAACTAAAAGATACTACCATTTATCAATTATGGTTAAGAGAATTAGAAGAATTAAATGAGAAACTATAAAAAAATTGAAATCATTTTATTATATTATTTTTTTTATTTAACATTATAAAATGGGTATTCCAAGTTATTTTAGGTATATTATAGAACATAATGATAATGTTGTTCGTGAATGGAGAGAAGATAATAATAATGTCATAGATAATCTATATTTTGACGGAAACTCAATTATTTATGACACATTTTGTGAAAATGAAGAAGAACATTTACAAAAAATTGCTGAAAGAATATGCTATATTATATATGTCGTTCAACCTCAAAAAAAAGTAATGATTACATTTGATGGTGTTCCACCACTCGCTAAAATAAAACAACAAAGAACACGACGTATTAAAAGTTCATATTTGAAACACATAGAACATAGTATTTTAAATAGTCCAGAAGAAAAATCTTCAAGATTAAAAATTACAACAGGAACAGAATTTATGAATAAATTAGATGAATATTTAGAACATTATTTTCATAATAAAAATGTATGGATGAACAAATATTTATATAAAATGGACGAAAAACCAGAAATTATATTATCCGGGTCAAGAGAATATGGAGAAGGAGAACATAAGATTTTTAATTATATACGTAATTATAAACATTATCATAAAAAAACATCTACTGTCATTTATGGTTTAGACGCAGATCTTATCGTTCTTGGATTATGTCATCATACTTATTGTATGAATATGATTTTATTGAGAGAACCTAAACATATATCCTCGACACAATATAAAAGTGAATTTATACAATTAGATATTCAACAATTCGTAAGATCTATTTATTCATTATATACTGAACGTATTTATGATTACGCATTTATTACATTTCTACTTGGTAATGACTTCTTACCTCATCATCCTTCAATCAATCTACGTGAAGATGGTCTTGATGAATTATTGAAACATTTAACAAAATATCCTTTAATTGATGACGATACATTGAATATTAATTGGTCACACCTTAAACTTTATTTTAAAGAGTTAATGATATATGAAGAACGACGTATTAGAAAACAATATGATTTAAATAAGTTGTATGGAGAAAAATATATTAATCTTAAGAAACCATTAACAAAAGAACAAAAAATGAAAATGTTTGAACGTATTCCTGTTATTCATCGTGAACATGAAGAATTTATATGTCCTGGTGTTAAAGGTTGGGAATATAGATATTATCAAGTATTACATAAACAACCATTAATGACAACCTCTTTTATTAAAAAAAGTGTTCATCATTATTTAACAGGATTACAATGGGTATGGACTTATTATACAAAAGGTCATAATATGAAATATATAAATTCATGGTGCTATGATTATGATTATCCACCTCTTATTAAACATATTTATGAATATTTTAATGATAATATATATGTTCCAACCACTTCGTTAAAAATTCTTCCAATACATCAATTATGTTACGTTATACCACCAGAATATAGAGAACAACTCATACCGAAAAAATATATGAATATATTCCCTTCATACGAACAATTCTCTATTCATGATTTAGAATTTGAATGGTCATTTTGTAGATATTTATGGGAGTCACATCCGCAATTAGAATTATTTCCCGAAATATTTTTAGATATTCAAACAATTATTGAAAAAATATCTAAAATTTAATACAAATTATCATATTCTTTGAAAAAATTTAATATTTCATTATAAGTATGATATGTAAATTTATGAATTACACAATCACTATATACATNTGTATCGTTGTATGAAATATGTTGTTCTCTATCTTNTTTAGGTGTATTAAATATTTTATTTAAATCACCCTTCACTATACTATGTAAATCTATATCCAAAGTATCTTCATAATCACAAATATGTTGGTTTGTATCATCATCGTCTTTTATAACATATTTTAATTTTTTATTGTTATATGGTGTTTTCTCTATAATTTTCTTTATTTCACTTGTTGTATGTATTACAATGTCTGTGTTACTATCAAGATTACCATAATTATAAATTGTTTGCACAAGCATTAACAACGCTTTTAAATAAATTATTTCATAACATACTAAATTAATACATTTTTTAGATAAATATTCTGTATTATTAAACGTTTTTTTACTATAAATTCTCGGTTTAATAAATAAATAATCATCTTTATACCTATTATCGTGTGTATAATTTCGGATATTTGAAGTATGATAATGATATGTGCGTATCATATAGGGATAATTATAACAAATAAAACCATCATTATATAACTTATTTAGTATAATATGATCACAACCAGGAATACCTAATTTATAATTATATTTTTTTAGATTATCTTTAGGCAAAAAATTACTATGTAATATCCATACATCTTGACTCCAATTTTGTAATTTATCTAATTTATGGTCCTCTAATTTTTTATCTTTTATATAATCTATTCTTAATAAACAAAAACACGATTTTCTATAAGATAAACACGTATGATGAAGATTATTTATTGTATTATCAAAGAAGATGTCGCTATTCGCGACACACATATAACCTTTTAACTTTAATTGTTTAATTATTAGGAACGCGTCCGCGTATGTCATTCTTTTTTTAATAACAATTTGTAAAACGTTACGATATTCATTGTCATCTATCTCCAACTCTTCTTTAGTATATCTTCTTTCACATAATAAAATTATAAATTTAAATATATTTAATTTGATATTACGTTTAAGACAACTAACTATTTCTTTTTGACGTTCTCTATCTTTATCAATATAAAACTGTGTAATTAAATAAATTGGGTCATCTTCGTTATTTGTTAAAGGATAATCTTGAAATATACAAGTATTATCTATAATTTTACCTATTTTTTTTGTATATTTTAATTTATTTTTAAAAATGTAATCTTTTAATTTATAATAATAATTATTATTATTTAAATACATATTAACGTTATTTGAAATATCAAAAATATAATATTTTGTTTGAATACAATCATTATAAAACCCAAACGTGTGTCTTTCTAATTTGTATTTTGATAAAAATATATTATAACCCCAATCATCATAATTATTATACGGTAAATCTTCTAACATAATTTTTCCAAGAAAATCTATATGTAAGCGTGGATACATAAAAGTTTTAAATATACTTTTTGTTTCTACATATCCTATATTATTATTCTTATCTAATAATTCAATACATTCAATATCCCAATGTTTTGTATAGAATAAAGTGCTATCATTACAAATATAAAAATAATCACAACCATCATCATAAGCAACCTTACCAAGACCATTTAAAATATTTGTGTAAATATAATCATCTATTAAAATAAATTTACATTCAATGTTTCTATAATTATTTATGAAGTCTATGATATGTTTACGTTCATCTTCATTACTATATATTTTATTGTCATTATTATAACTAATGTATACAGTTGTATATAGATTTTCATTTTTATATCTTGTTGTATAAGTCTTTACTAACGTATTTAAAAATAATTTATATAAATATGTATCTTTATAACTTTCCCATTTATCATTTTCTGAAATTATAGGAGAAATTATTGCGTGTTTCATATTATTTAATTATATGAATTATATTTAATTAAATAATTATTTACAATCATAAATATGTATCATCAAGAATATAAATATTTATCATTAATAAAACACGTCTTACAAAGAGGAGAGTTAATTAAAGGACGCAATGGTAATGTTCTTTCAACATTTGGATATACAATGAGATATAATTTAAGAAATAATACATTTCCACTTCTTACAACAAAAAAAATGGCGTGGAAAACTTGTATAAATGAGTTGTTATGGTTTTTAAGAGGTGATACAGATAACCGTATATTAAAATCAAAAAATATTCATATATGGAACGGTAATGGCACGCGTTCATTTTTAGATTCACGTGGTCTTTTTCATTACAAAGAAGATGATTTGGGACCTATTTATGGATTTCAATGGCGTAATTTTGGAGGAGATTATATAAGTTGTGATAAAAAATATGATAAAAATGGTGTAGACCAGTTACAACACGTTATAAATCAATTATCTAATCCACAAACAAGAAATTCAAGAAGGTTAATTGTATCCGCATGGAACCCTTTACAACTTCATTTAATGGCACTTCCGCCTTGTCACGTATTATTTCAATTTCACGTAAACCAAAAAGAAGAATTATCGTGTAGTTTATATCAACGTAGTGGAGATGTTGGACTTGGTGTACCATTTAATATAGCTTCATATAGTGCGTTAACTATATTATTAGCAAAACATTGTGGTCTTTTACCAGGAATGTTTATTCATAATTTGGGTGACGTTCATATTTATGAAAACCATATTAAACCTTTAGAAGAACAAATGAATAGAAATCCTTACAAGTCTCCAACATTACATATAAAACAAAAAAAAGATTGTATTGATGATTATGAAATAGATGATTTTATCTTGAATGATTATTTTCATCATCCAAAAATAAAAATGGATATGATTGTATAAATCTCAATTTAGAACTTTTAAATAGTCTTATCTTAACATTTGTCTAAAACAACATAATAATCTTCTAATTGTTGAATTATTATTTTTTGTGATAGATTTAAATAATCCTGAATCAGTTTGGTTTAATTCAAAGAATAAGTCAATCGCCTTTGGAACAATATCTTCAACTATAGGTTGTATTTGTTTATATGTATCTGGAGAGATTTCTTGAATAGTTTCAGTTAATATCTCTAAAATGACTTCACGTTTCTCTGGTCCTTTTAATGTATGATACATCTTTAACTCTTTCATCAATTCAACAATAACAGGAAGTAAATCTCCAACTTCAAATTTCATTGTTTTTTTATTGTTTAATGTTTTTATAGCATATTCTTTTAAACGTTTAAATGTCGCTGGTATAGTATCTTTAATCGCATTTGTTGTTTTTACTTCTTCAATATCCATTATTTTTTATATTATAAAAATATAAAATATGATACTATATTCTATCGTATTTTATATACAAATTTTATACTATCTTTATAAAACTCATAATATACAACTATTAACGATTTCATTTATTATTAATACTATTCTTAAAAATATATTCCGTGTTGAAAGAAAATTACCTAAAGAACATATTGAAACTGGATGGTTATCACACCCTATAAGTAAATATCTTGGATTTCATTATGCTTTACCGTCAGGTCATTCTCAATTAACAACAACTATATTTTTACACTATCCAACACCAATCATGGGTTTAATGACTATAATCGTTATTTTACAAAGATATATAGATGGATTTCATACTCCATTACAAATTATTTCTGGTATATTTGTTGCAGTTCTTATAAAATTGATACCAAAATTGTTATCAAGTAATTCATATACAAATAATGGGCGTACAAACACAGTCTGAAAGTATTGAAGAACATTATGAACCGATTGAACCAGCTGGTATTATAGAAAATAATTATGAAGACGTGTTTATTATAGATGATAATGAATATCAAAATAGATTTTTAACAAATTTACATATAACACATTATTTATGTTTCATCATATTTATACATATATTAGTAATAGAAGTACATATCTTATTAATGATACAACTTAACACTTTAAAAATATTTAATACATTAGCAATCGTATATTCAGTATATCATATTAAACAAGTAACACATAAATTACATAAACTTTTTATATTATTGAATGTATGAATTTATAATTAAAAACATTTTAAACATTGACTATTTACTATAATAAATCAAGTTTATATATTTTAGAAAATTGATTTAAAAAATATAATAATAATATTCAACAATTTATAATAAAAATGAGTAATAATTACTTTCATTGTGTTGTTGACGGTTGTGATAGCAAGTTTAAACGAAAAAGTGGTTTAAAACAACACAAAGCAGACATTCATGATATAGGTGTAAAATGGTTTCATTGTGATGTTGAAGGTTGTGATAGCAAGTTTAAACAAAAAAGTTCTTTAAAACTACACAAAGCAGACATTCATGATATAGGTGTAAAATGGTTTCATTGTGATGTTGAAGGATGTAAACAAAAGTTTAAACGAAAAAGTGGTTTAAAACAACACAAAGCAGACATTCATGATATAGGTGTAAAATGGTTTCATTGTGATGTTGACGGTTGTGATAGCAAGTTTAAACAAAAAGGTCATTTAAAACAACACAAAGAATACGTTCATGATATAGGTGTAAAATGGTTTCATTGTGATGTTGACGGTTGTGATAGCAAGTTTAAACGAAAAGGTTCTTTAAAACGTCACAAAGCAGATGCTCATGATATAGGTGTAAAATGGTTTTATTGTGATGTTGAAGGTTGTGATAGCAAGTTTAAACGAAAAAGTGGTTTAAAACGTCACAAAGCGGACGTTCATGATATAGGTGTAAAATGGTTTCATTGTGTTGTTGACGGTTGTGATAGCAAGTTTAAACGAAAAAGTTCTTTAAAACTACACAAAGAATACGTTCATGATATAAGTGTAAAATGGTTTCATTGTGATGTTGACGGTTGTGATAGCAAGTTTAAACAAAAAAGTTCTTTAAAACTACACAAAGAATACGTTCATGATATAGGTATTCACAAATGTGAGTTTTGTTATTATAATAGAAATTCACATATATCACATATAGACCATACTGGTACATATAAGATATGTCGTAAATGTTATAAAAAAGCAACTGGTAAAGAATCAAGAATAGAACATATATGGAGTGATTATATTGATAAAGAATTAGGAACGGAATTCTTAACTTCAAGTGATAAGAGTTTAAAATCTAATGGTGGATGTTCTTTATATAGACCAGATAAATTATATATCGGCGCAGAAAAGGTAGAAATAGATGAATGTGATGAATATCAACATAAAAGAGAAAATGGAAACTATTCTTGTGATGAAAAAAGAATTAGTGATATATATGATGAAAATGGTATTAAAGGAAAAGATTTAGTAGTGATTAGATGGAACCCTGATAATTATAAAGTCCCACCTGGATATACTAAAAAAAAGAGAAAAGAAAGATTACGCTTATTTGTTGAATTGAAAAAAAAACTTAGAGCAAAAAAACAAAAAGACAAAATTCACATTTATTACATGTTTTATGATATAGATAATCCAAGAATTTCAAAAAAAATACCTCATACAATGATTTATGATGAAACAGATATTCATAAAATTTAAGGATTTTTACACATTTTTAGAAAAATATGTTCTAAAAATGTTTTATGACTTTATTTTTGTTTGTTTAACATTATAACCTTTTCTAAAATTCAACATCTTCAAACGCGTCTTCTCCACCTTTGTTTATGGTCGCTAATGAATATTCACTTACACGTTTTTCAAAGAAATTGGTTTTACCTTCTACACTAATCATTTCCATAAAATCAAATGGATTTTTTGTATTATAAATCTTGTCATATCCTAATTGTGTTGATAAACGGTCAGCAACAAATTCAATATAACGACCCATTAAAGATGAGTTCATACCAATTAATCTACATGGCAACGCTTCAATAATAAATTCTTTTTCTATTTCAACTGCTTCACGAATAATATCATAGACACGCTTCTTCTGTATTTTATTCTTTAATTTCTTATAAAGAAGAACAGCAAATTCAGTATGTAATCCTTCATCACGACTAATCAATTCATTACTAAATGTTAATCCAGGCATTAATCCACGTTTTTTTAACCAAAAGATACTACAAAACGCACCACTGAAAAATATACCTTCAACAATAGCAAACGCAATCAGTCGTGTAGCAAAACAACTTCTTTTATCATGTATCCATTTAATTGCCCAATCTGCTTTCTTCTTGATACAAGGATAATGATCTAACGCACGAAATGTTTTTATTTTCTCATCTTCATTCTTTATGTATGTATCAATTAAAGTTGAATATGTAATAGAATGGATATTCTCCATCATAATTTGAAACCCATAAAATGCACGTGCTTCAGGTAATTGTATCTCATTCATAAATCTTGATGCTAAATTNTCTAAAACAATTCCATCACTCGCCGCAAAAAATGCAAGTATCATTTTAATAAAATGTTGTTCTTGTGTCGTTAATTTGTTCCAGTCATCTATATCTTTACTAAAATCAATCTCTTCTACACGCCAAAAACAATCTTCTTGTTTCTTATACATTCTCCAAATATCATTATCTTGTATAGGGAACATTACATAACGATTAGGATTTTCTGTTAATAAATATTCATCTTGAACACGTTTTTTTGAAGAAGTATTATTTCGTGGATTTTCATTTTTAGTTTGTTTAGATGGTAAGTCTTCAACTAAATCAATATTACGACCACGAATACGCATCATTTCATGGTCTTGAATATGTGATTTTTCATAATTGTTGTTGTCCAGTTTATCAATTGGTTGAACGACTTTCTCTCTTGTTTCTAAATGATCCATATTTTTAATTGTTAATATTCTAATTAAAGAAAAAAATCTAATTAATTATGAATTTTTATTTTTATATTTATTTATTATATAAATTTACTTTATGAATAGTCGTGAATTAGGTTATTATACAAATATGTATAAGGGGTTAAATAACTATCATAATGAACTTAAAAATCAACAAAAAAATCATTGTATTAAATTATTAGAACATTACACACCATATAATCGTGGTATTATTAAAAAGTATTATAAAAAATGTAAAGATGATTATGATAATTTAAAAGAAGAATACATTATTCTAAATAATCTACAACCAGAAGAAACAAAACATATTTTAAAAGAGATAAAAGATTTAAAAGAAATATTGAATAAATGTCATAAAGTTTTACTACAATAATTATTTCTCATAACAATATAAAAATATGTATAAACGTAATTTATTTACAGAAACATATTTTTGTAATTATGAGAGATTAGAACAACTAAATGAAAGATTATATAATAGAAATTTAGCTTCTACAAATATACCGACTACGGTTGACCCGCGCCCACAACATACACGAAGAGGTGTGCAATACGGACAAACAAATTTAAAACATAAACCTATACAATATTTTACATCTACACATTTTTTACCTTCAAATTCTAAATATCCATATATTGGTTACGCAAAATCAATTGATGCTGAACATCATTTAAGAAATCAATTCTTTCCTAAACAAAAAGAGTGTGTATATACATCATATATACCATCAACAAAAAGTTCATTATATAATCAGTATAACATTGATGTAAATCACGATATACAAAAACATTCTTTATTATTTAAAGAACCTGAAATGAATTTACATAATCCATCACACGTTGAAGAAACGCGTGTATTTTTTAATGATACAAGACAATTAGTTAAGAATCAGTAAATAAATCATAAATTAATTTACCTATTACAAATAATAAAAATACTCCTCCAACACCATTAAAAATATATGCTGTATCTTTCTTAAGTGTGATTGTAGATACTATCATTATTGCTATAATAATTTGTAATGAGAGAAATAGCGAGTATGAATTTAATTGTTTTCTTGCGTATGTAATTAGTTTTTTAATTTGAAGTTCACCATTTTCTACTGGAGGCATAAACACAAATAAGAAGAAGAATATAATTGTAGGTATAGAAATATAAAATAAATGAGCTAAACAAGGGAATGGAAAAACTAAACCAACCCAAAAGTATAATAATGTTATTACAGTTCCTATAATAAATATAAGGATACCATTATCTATTATATTTATGGATTTTATAAAATCACTTATTAAAGAAAATGATATAGATGTTGTTAATTCATAAAAGTATTGAATATGTAATAAAATATATAAAAATGGTAATATTATAATACCAAATGTATACATTAAACTATCTATAAATCCACTTTGTTCATTTTGGTGTAGAAAAGAACTTATAAAATTATTATTTATCACTCTATTTAAGAAATTATTATGATATTTTTTATAATTTCTTTTAAAATCATCAAAACTTGAAGAAAATAATTCCATTGTCTCTCTTGTATCCTGTGGATTATCTCTCATATGTTTTAAGTGCGACTTCATTGAATTTTTTAAAATAGATGATTTAAAACTTGGTTTAGATGTGGTGTGAACTGGTTTAGATGTGCCGTGAACTGGTTTAGATGTGCCGTGAACTGGTTTAGATGTTGTGTGAACTGGTTTAGATGTTGTGTGGACTGGTTTAGATGTGGTATGAACTGGTTTAGATGTTGTGTGGACTGGTTTAGATGTTGTGTGTTTTACACTATGTTGTTGTCCTCCTACTTGTTTATCACCTTCGAATTCAAAAAACTTGAATGTTTTTTTTATAATATCTTGAAATTCATTATATCCTTTATCTTTATAAATTTTATATAACATATTAGATTGAACAAAAAAGAATAAAAAAGTAGGTATTAAAAACGCTAAAATAATACCTATTGTAAATGAAACCCAATTATTCTTTTTTGGAGCACGTGAATTTGAACCTGAAATATCTGGTTCTATACCAGAAATATCATTTACGGAGTTTAAAATATTTACTGAAGGGTCTAACATATTATTTTCAATCATTCTATATATTTAACTCTTAAATTATTAAATACAAAAAAAATATGTATGTTATATTAAAGAATGTCGTCGTCTACAATACCCAATATTACAATTTCAAAAGATGGTAGTAAAGTTGTTGCGGGTTTTGGAGATACTTTATATGTATATAACACAAATGGTGGTAGTTTTACACTACTTGACTCTATAAATATATCATCTTTAGATACGTCAACATTAGATTTAACACAAATTGAAGCATTTTTAAACAGTAAATTAGAAGAAGACGATTTAAATAGCTTTGCTTTAGACGGTAATAAAGTAGAATTTAAGGATATAAGTGGTATAGAGAACCCGTCCTTTAATAATGTTGTTGTGGATGGTGATATTTATGTAAAAGGAAATATATTTACAGATAATAATGTCATCTCTGCTAATGATGGTCTTTTTCAGGCAAATTTAAGTAATTATGTACTTCCAAGTGAAGACCCGAATACTTCAGATGGACGTTTAAAACATAACGAAAAAAATATTAACAACGCTATTGATACAATATTAAAAATACAACCGAAAACTTATTTTAAAACTGACAATTTATACGATATTAATCATACATTTAAAATAGATGATACAGGAAATCCTATAGATGACGATGGAAATCCTATTAAATATACACTGGAAACAGGTGTAGTTGCACAGGACTTAATGAATATACCAGAACTAAAACATACTGTTTTAGGAGAAGAGTATAAAACAATAACAAAAACAATAAATAAGACAAATGAACACGGAGAGAAAATAACAGAATATATAGAAGAAAAAAAACCAAGTATTCTTCGTGTAAATTATAATGGTTTATTAACATACACTATAAAGGCAGTTCAAGAAT